CAAGGAATGAGCCGAGCGCGATGAGTGCGACTGGCACTGACAGCATGGCAAGGCCACAGGTTGCAGCAGCTAAGCCGCTAACCTCGATCACCACTGACCAGTTGAGTTTCGTTTTCATTGATCTCCTAGACCTCGAACGCAAAGAACTGCGTCGCGTTTTTGACTTCTGGCTGGTTAAGCTGCGCGTCTGTTCTGCCAAGGTAGGCCAGGACTGCAGCGATCAAGCCGTCGATCTTGTGCGTTTGCGATGGTTTGGATACCTGCCCGTAGCGAGCTGGTATCGCGTTCAATACGTGCCGAGTCAGCTCTGGCGAGCCGTCGTGCTTAAGTCTGCCTTCGAGTGTGTCTTCAAGAAAGCGGTCTAAACCCTGAGCCATGAGCTTGCGCTGGCTGGCTGGATAGACCGCAACCACTCGATCGACGAAGGTCGTGTTCCAAGCATCGAGGTACGACTGCCAGCCCGAAGGGTCTGCCCAGATCGAACGAACGTCGTACTTCTCGAAAGTCTCGCGCACCACCTCATCGACTTCGATGCGTGGCACTTCCCAGCCGTATCCAGCTGGGCCAGGTGGTCGTTCCCAGCAGGCGATCTGAAAGATCTTGCCGTCCTCGACCCGACAAGCGATTAAAGCGGTGGCGTCGTCTTTGCGACTGCCGTCATAGCCGAGCACGACGGTCGTGCCGTCTGCCAGCTGCTCTGGTTCTGCTGCCTTGTTCCACGCGATCGAGTCCATGTATTTGTCGGTGTCAGTGGAAGGCTGGTTCAAAAAGTAGCGTCTTGCGTCTGAGCCCTTGGTCATCGGGTCCTGTATCTCGTTGACGAGTCTGTCGATGTCGAGCCAAGCGAATGCTGGACCATAGGCGACTGCGAGCGCTTTTTTCAGCTGCTCGGTGTTCTGCAGATCTGGAACTTCTGGCGCTTGTATGTGATCGAACAAGAGGCCAGGGTTTTTTGCTCTGCCTTCTTGCATCGCCACCCAGAGCCTGTGCGTCTGTTCTGCGATCGAGTCCTCGCCGACTGCGTACATCGTTGAAGTCTCGAGCATCCAAGGGTCTGCGGCTTTGCGCTTTGCTAGGTTGCGTCGCACGGTCTCGTGCATTCGTTTGAGTTCAGGCGACGAGTACAGGTGCGTCTCGTCTGCAACGGCGAAGGACTCCTTGCCGCCGTCTTTCGAGGCTGACGCCGCTGTCGATGGAATGATCTCGCCGCCACCTCGCAAGATGGTGCGAGTCAAGCCGATATCAATGCCTGGGTAGTCGCTGCCGAAGTTCGTTTTGACGTGCTCGAGCATGTAGCGCACGTTGTCGTAGGTGTTTCCAGACTGGCTTTCTTCTGTGGCGAGGCACCGAATGAAAGGGTACTGCACTGGACGACCGACGGGTGTGCCGTCAGCCAGAAAGTGGTCAAAACGCGCTGGGCCGAGTGCTTCAAAGCAGACGATCATTCCAGCGAGTTCGCTTTTGGCTCTGCCCTTTGAACGCGAGAAGAAGGCGCGTCGTGTCGTGCGTTTGCCGTTTTTGTCGATCTCGTAGGCTCTGAGTATGAAGGTGGCCTGCTCGTCGTCCAAAACGATCGGCTCGCCCTGCACATCGCCTGGCCCGTGGACCAAGTAAGTCTCTATCCAGTCAATGGCCACCCAACCGAGCGACTTGAAGCTAGACTGCTGTGCTTTCTTGGTCATTGTCCCCCACGACCTTCAATAGGCGAGTACGCCGCTGATCTGTCAAAGTCTTGCTTGTCGTCTTGCTCGCGTCTTGCGCGGTGTCCACTTGTAGGCGCAGACGCAGTCTGTCCTCGGGTGTGGCGCCGAACTTTGCTACTCGGATGCGCAGTTCGGCGGCTGTGTTTTCGCCGTTCCAGTGAGCAGAGTGCAAGATCGCAGTGTCAAGTAGAAAGTCCCAGTCGGTCTGAGTGAAGGTCGAGGCCATCGGTGAGACGCGCCAAGTCTGCCACCACTTGATCGTCTGCATGTGCCACTCGTAGCCTTTTGGCAGCTCTGGACCGCGAACGGCGCCGTCGGCAGTAACGACCTGAGTCGGCACTGGGTCAGCGTTGCGACGCCTGCGTTCACTTGCTGGTTTCGGCGCTGGGCCTTTGCCTGCCATGTCTCTCCTAAAGTCCTAAACCTGTACGCGCCGCGAAGAGGTAAAGGCCGAGATGGACGCGATTCTTGAAGCAGTCGCAGCCGAAGACCGTACTGACCTCACAGATGACGAATCCGCGAAGGTTGAAACCCTCGCAGAGGAAGCACGCTCACTAGATTCAAAGATCACAAAGCTACAGGAGCAAGCAGCTTCTGACGCTAAGCTCGCAGAAGCACGCGCTGCTGTTGCGGACGTTGCGATGCCAAAGGTAGGCGGCGCCACTGTAACACGTGAAGCACGCACTTACACACCACAGGCAGAGGCTTCATTCGTGAAGGACGCCTTCAACTCACAGTTCAGAAACGACTTTGCTGCAAATGAGCGTCTAGCGCGCCACATGCGTGAAGAAGCGATCGAACGTCGCGATGTCGGCACTGGAGCATTCGAGGGCCTCGTAGTACCTCAATATCTCACAGACCTAGCTGCACCGCTAGCTCGCGCAGGACGTCCATTCTTGGACGCTGCAACAAACAAGCACACACTTCCGACCAGCGGCATGACGATCAACATATCCAGAATGACGACTGGCACAGCGACTGCGATTCAGGCAACTGAAAACGCAGCTGTTCAAGAGACAGACGCCGACGATACACTGCTCACGATCAACGTGCGCACTATCGCAGGACAGCAAGACATCTCGCGCCAAGCGATCGAACGTGGCACAGGCATCGACGCATTCATCGTGGCTGACCTCATTCGTGCGTGGCACACAAACCTCGACAGCCAATGCATCAACGGCGCTGGTACTTCAGGCACCATCTTGGGCATCGCATCGACTACAGGCATCAACGCCGTCACTTACACAAGCGCATCTCCAACGATTAAGCTTCTGTACCCAAAGCTAGCTGACGCTGTACAACAGGTTCAGACTAACGCCTTCATCAACCCAACTCACTGGCTAATGCACCCAAGACGCCTCGCGTACTTGTTGGCAGGAGTGGATTCTTCAGATCGTCCTTTGGTAGTTCCAAACGGCTACGGTCCAATGAATGCAGTCGCAGTAGGCACGGGTGTGTCATCATACGGCAACTCTGGCTATTCACTGATGGGTCTCCCTATCGTGACAGACGCAAGCATCGCCACAGACGGCGGCGCTAGCACAAACCAGGACAAGATCTTCTGTGTGGCAGCACCAGAAATGCACCTCTGGGAGCAACCTGGCTCACCGTTCGCGTTGAACTTTGACGCGACTGGCGCTGGTAACTTGACTGTGAAGTCGGTAGTTTACGGCTACGCAGCATTCTCAGCAGGGCGTTACCCAACGGCAGTCTCTGCGATCGCAGGCACTGGCTTGGTAGCACCTTCATTCTAATCGAATGATCTAGTTCAAAGGCCAGCAGCTGGGTTTCCCCCGACTCAGCTGCTGGCCCCACTAACAAACAGAAGGGTCGAATATGGCACTGACAAACGCCTACTGCACGCTAGCCGAAGTCAAGGCGGCGCTTGCCATCACTGACTCGATCGACGACGTTCCACTCGAAGCCGCGATTCACGCAGCTAGTCGAATGATCGACGACTACACAGGCCGCTTTTTTTATCAGGACGGCACCTCGCAGGTGCCAGTCTCTCGTTATTTCACACCGATCGACCCGTTCTTGCTGGCGATCGACGACATTGTCACAGTCACCGAGGTCGCGATCGACGAGGACCTAGGCCAGACCTACGGCACGGTCTTTTCGGCCAGCGACTTTTTTAAAGAGCCGATCAACAACCCGCGCAGAGGCTGGCCGTTCAGCAGACTTCTTGCGATCGGCGCCTACATCTTTCCAAGCAACTTACCACAGTCAGTCCGAGTCAAGGGCGTCTGGGGCTGGAGCGCGGTGCCTTACGAGGTGCAAGCCGCCACTCAGATGCAAGCCTCTCGAATCTTTAGTCGTCGGCAGTCGCCTTTCGGCATCGCAGGTTCTCCAGATCTTGGCACTGTTCGCCTTTCTGCCAGACTCGACGCAGACGTTGAAGCGCTACTGCGCCCATTCCGCAAGCTAGATGGCGTGGCGATCTGATGCTGCCTAGCGCGGTGCGTGACGGGCTCGTTACCAGACTTCAAACCATCGCAGGACTTCGCTGCTACGACACTCTTCCAGATGCTGTGACACCGCCCTGCGCGGTGATCGGCAACCTCGACCTAACCTTCGACATCGACAACGCTCGCGGCCTAGATCAGGCGAACCTGGACATCTTGGTCATCGTGCAGCGAATGTCGGAGCGCGCTGGGCAGAACAAGCTCGACGCATTCCTAGCTGGCACGGGCGCAGGCTCGATCAAGACAGCCATTGAAGGAGACCGCACTCTTGGGGGCGCAGTTCAGACCTTGCGAGTCATTTCAGCATCGCCTGGCGAATATGAGTCTGCGGGGACCCTGTTCCTCGCATATCGCTACCGCTTGACCATCTACGGATAAAAGGAGACAAGATGAGCTACACCGTTACCTCGGACCTAGAGGTCTGTGGCAAGATCAAAGGTGACAACCTCACCGCAAAAGACCTGGAAGCTGCAGGCGCCGACATCGACGCCCTCGTAGCAGCAGGTCACATCAAAGACAGCACTGCACCAGCGCCGTTTAAACCAGCAACCAAAGAAGGAGATATCTAATGGCCCGTATAGTTCTAAACGACGCCAAGGTCACGATCAACTCGGTGAACCTGAGCGATCACATCGCGTCAGTCACCATCAGCACGAGCTTTGATGTAGTCGAGACGACTGCATTTGGCTCAGCAGCAGCCAAGACTCGCGTCGCGGGCCTTGTGGACAACTCAGTTACACTCGAGTTCCATCAAGACTTCGCAGCGTCAAACGTCGAAGCGACCCTCAACACGATCGGCTCTTCTTTGATCGGCACGACCACGACGATCGTGGTATTGCCGACTTCAAGCGCTGTCAGTGCTACAAACCCATCATACACCTTTACAGCGCTCTGCTCCGAGTGGACCCCGATCAATGGGTCTGTCGGCGAGTTAGCCACAGCGTCGGTTACATGGCCGATCACTGGTGCGATCACTAAGGCGGTCGCGTAGTGGCACGCCTCGTCCTTAACAACGCGTATATCCTTCTCGGTGTTTCAAGCGATATCTCAGATCACGTCGCTTCGATCACTCTTTCCAGCAGCTTCGATGTCGTCGAGACCACGAGCTTTGGCGACAGCGCCAAGAAGAGGGTTGCTGGCCTTGTGGACAACTCGATAACGCTAGAGCTCCACCAAGACTACGCGGCTTCGAGCATCGAATCGATCATCTACCCGCTTCTGGGTACAGCAGTCGCTTTCGAGGTGCGCCCTGTCAACACAACCGTCGGAGCAACGAACCCGAAGTACACGGGCTCCGCGCTTGTCACCGAGTGGACCCCGCTCAATGGGTCTGTCGGCGAGTTAGCCACTGCATCGGTCACTTGGCCGATATCGGGCGCTATCACCAAGTCAGTAACACCGTAATCAACTAATCCCAAAGGGGGAAAAACATGGACGGACTCGGCATCAAGATCAAGACCACAGACGGGGCAGAGCATCTCTTTCAGCTCCGACCTCGCACCATCGTCGCCTTCGAACAGAAGTTCGGCAAAGGGCTAGCGAAGCTGTTCAGTGAGGACCAGAAACTAGAGCACATCTACTGGCTAGCCTGGGAGTCAATGCGCAACAACGGACTCGTAGTGAAGCTCTTTGGTCCAGAGTTCTTAGATACCCTCGAGGCGGTGGAGCTAGTAAGCGACGCTTCTTTCGAATCCACAGAGATAGCCTGACCTACACCGTAGCGGCTATCTCTGTGGAAACAGGGATATCACCAGTCGATCTGCTAGACGCACCAGATGGCATTCTTGAAGCCATCGGCATCTACATGAAGCAAAGGAGTAAGCAGCGTGGCTGATCAGCCTATCATCTTGACAGGTATGAAGGAAACGCTGGACGCTCTGAAAGAGTTCGACAAGGACGCGGTTCGCAGCTTCAACCGCGTCATCACCTCGGAACTGCTTAGGGCAGAGAGCCTTGCAAAGGGCTTCATACCCAAAGACCCACCGATGCGCGGCTGGCGCACTGTGCCTGCCAAGAACCCGACTAAGACGGTTCGTGGTGGCGCAGGCTGGCCAGCGTGGGATAGCCAGAAGGCCAGAGACGGCATCAAAAAGACGCGCAGGACTGGCAAGGTGCGAGATGACTACACGGTCAGCGCAGGCGCACTCATTCAAGAGGACGCCTCTGGTGCGATCTTTGAAATTGCAGGTCGCAGATCTGGAAGCGTGAACCAGTTCACCTACAACCTCAACGGCGGCATCTTGGCCTCTCGTGCTATCTGGCGCGCAGTGGACAAGATCGGGCCCGAGATTCGCATTCGAATCGCTGCAGCGCTTGAAGACGCAAAGCGCGAGCTACAGACGAACCTCAACAAGCGAAAGGGATAGACGATGGCCACTGGCGCGATAGTCGCACGAATCCTCTCGCAGTACAACGGCGCAGGCACTAAAGCCGCCAAGAAAGATCTGCTCAGCCTATCCAAGGGCTTTGACCGCATGGCCAAGAAGTCAGCCAAAGCATTCGGCCTCGCTGCCGCTGCTGGTGCTGCCTTCGCAGTCAAGATCGGTGTGGACTCAGTCAAAGCCGCGATCTCAGACGAGAAGTCTCAGGCGCTGCTGGCTAACTCTTTACGCAACACAACGGGCGCCAATAACGAGGTCATCGCTTCAGTAGAGAAGTACATCGACTCGGCACAGCGCGCACTCGGCATCACAGACGACGAGCTTCGTCCAGCCTTCGCGAAACTCGCAGGCATCACAGGCAACGTCGGCCACGCCCAAGGTCTGCTCGGCATCGCGATGGACATTTCGGCTGGCGCCTCTGTTGACATGGCCGCCGCTACCAACGCAGTCATCAAAGCAACACAGGGCAACTTCAAAGCCCTTCGTGGCCTGGGCGTACAGATCGACGCCACCACCATCAAGACCAAGGACGTAGACGCGGCATTAAAGGCCGCAGCCAAGACTTTCAGTGGTGCAGCCTCGACCAGAGCCGAGACATTCGAGTATCGAATGAAGCGAGTCGGCATCGCATTCGACGAAGCAAAAGAGTCACTCGGTATCGCATTGATGCCGACGATCGAGTCCTTTTTCCAGCTGCTGACCCAGAAGGTCATACCAGCAGTTCAGAAGTTCATCGAAGAGAACGGCGACAAGCTAGTCGCGGCTTTCCAGACAGCGATCAAGGCGATCTTCGGCTTCGCGATGGTTCTGTACAAGACTTTCGACTTTGTTGCCAGAAACAAGGACCTCTTTGTCGCGCTCGGTATCATCTTCACCGCGACATTCGTAGCAAGCAAGGTGATCGCGTTCGTGACAGCGATTCAAGCGCTGGTCAAAGCGTATCAAGCGATCAGAGCTGCAGCGATAGCAGCAACAGGAGCACAAGCAGCAGCCACAGGCGGTCTTTCATTGACAGCAGCCGCCGCTGGTATTGCCGCGTTCGCTGTTACGGTTGGCGGCCTGTACTACGCTGTGAACAAAGCGAACAAAGTCATGGACAAAGCGGCCGAGGCTGCCGACGGTCTGGAGTTCTCATTCGACGGCTTAGACAAGACGACCACAGACTTTTTAGCATCGCTCAAAGGCATGAAGATCGACCTAAAGAATGGCGCGACAGCCACTGGCAAACTGACTGCAGAACAGCTCAAGCTGGTTCAGACGCAAACGACTCTGGCCGCGCTTAAGAAGCTCGGTGTCAAGCCGACGACTGAGACCGACCCTCTTCAACTCGAAGCGGCTCGCATCAACCTAGTCAAGCAGGGCAACCTTGCACAAGACGAGGGCTACAGGAAACTGGTAGAGTCTTACAACCAGATGCTGGCCAACGTCGGGGCAGCACAGAAGTACGCAGACATCTTGCAAGCACTGGCAGACTCTAAGATCACCAGCGACGAGGTCGCGGTCTTGGCTGCCAAGTGGAGCATGTCAGAAGCTGCCGCTCGCCTCTACATCGCCACGATCGTCGCTATCAACGACCAAGTGATCAGCGCAGAAGAGATCGCGAAGCTGGCTACTGAGTGGGGCGTCACACAAAAACAGGCAAGCCTTTATCTCGACTTCTTTGCCGCACTCAACGACGGCAAGCTCTCGTCGAAAGAGATCGCCAACCTGCAGACGACTTGGGGCTTCACTGGCAAAGCCGTCACCGACTACTCGGCTGTTTTTGCCGCTGCAGACGATGGCAAGCTGACCACAGCCGAGATCGAAGGGCTCGCCACCAAGTGGGGGCTTTCATATGACGCTGCGCTTGACTACATCAAAAAGATCGCCTCGGACTTCGGGTTCAACACATCGAACCTCGACGGCCCAATGGACCTCAAAGACGCCTGGCTTCTTGCCTACGGCAACGCCGAGGCCTACGCTAAACTCATAGCGACGCCGATCACCGTGGACACTTCTTTGCTTGGCCCAGGCGACATCGCAGCCAAAGGCTGGAACGCGGCTCTCGCAGCGGCGACGGCATACAAAAACGCGATCGCCAGCGACACTTACCGAAAGTTTAACCCGCCAGCGACACCAACAGAGCTAGCCTATGCCGAGTATCTGAACGGCTTGCAGGCCGCAGCAGACAAAAAAGCGGCAGAGGAAGCGGCAGCCGCCAAGATCATCGCGCAGTTCGCCGACGCTGCCAGCGGCGACACCTACATAAGAGGTCGCTACGGCATGAGCGGCATGACCTCGGGCAACGGCGGCATACCGAAACTCGGCAAGGGCGGCATTGTCACCAGTCCGACGATCGCGATGATCGGCGAAGCTGGACCAGAAGCAGTCGTGCCCCTATCGGGCAGCGGCTTCGGCGGCGGCATCACTATCAACATTCAAGGCTCTGTGATCTCAGAGGGCGACCTAGTCGCGCAGATCAGAAACGCGATTCTACAGGGCCAGAACAGCGGCCTGGCGATCACTAAGAGCTCGGTCTCGATCTAGTGCCTGGCTTGCCACAGCTTGGCGTCTCGATCGACTTCACCAACGGTCCTTCTTTCGTCGTTATCGCCTTCACACTCGACGACCCGATCAAAGGCAAACTCGGCACGGGCGAACTGGCAGACGGTGACGACGAGATCATCGTGACTAACGAGGTGCTTCGCGCTTCGATTCGCCGAGGTCGCAACCGCATTCTCAACAAGTTCGAGGCTGGCACCGCCATCGTCGAGATCAGAGACGACAACGGCGATTTCAACCCGAGCAACACTGCAGGGCCCTACTTCGGCAAGCTGGTACCGCTCCGCAAGATTCGCATATTCGCAGACTACAACAGCGTGCGCTATTTCCTTTTCAGCGGTTTTATCACCAGCTACGACACCAGCTTCGTGCGTGGCGTTGACGGAGTCGATAAGGTGACGCTGTCTTGTGTCGATGCTTTCAGACTTCTACAAGGCGCCAACATCACGACGGTGCCTGGAGCGACGGCAGGTCAGCTCTCGGGCGACCGCGTCACCGACATCTTAGACTTGGTCGCTTTCCCAGGCTCGGCTCGATTAGTCGATGCTGGTATCTCGACTCTACAGGCCGACCCTGGCACTAGCAGGACCTCGCTGGACGCACTGCAAACCGTCGAGCTGTCAGAGTTCGGCGCCTTCTTTGTGGACGCCGAGGGAGATGCGGTCTTTCTTGATCGCCACTCGATCGCTCAAAAAGCAGACGGCACGGCAACGATCTACAGCGATACAGGCGTCGGCATCGCCTTCCAGGGCATCGACTTCGCTTTCGACGACACGCTGCTAGTCAACGACGTCACGGTTCAAAGATCTGGCGGCACCGCACAGAACGTCTTTGATCAGCCTTCGATCGACACCTACTTCCAACATTCGGGCATCCGCAGCGATATTCTGGTCCAGACAGACGACGAAGCGCTGAACATGGCTCGCAGTATCTTGTTGGCTCGCAAAGAGACGACCCTGCGCATTGACTCGCTGAGTCTGAACCTAGTGGACGAGGCTGAGACCGCTCGCATTCTGGCCGCTCTCGAGGTCGAACTGTTCGATCTGATCAACGTCACCAAAGCGATGCCAGGCTCGACCACCGTCACTCGCGAGCTGTTCGTTCAGGGCGTGCAATACGACATCACGCGCTCGACTTTCGGCGCTACGCTGCTGACCGCAGAGCCGATCATTCAGGCCTTCATCTTAGACTCTGCCACGCAGGGCCTTCTAGACACCGACGCGCTTACCTACTAACAAGGAGACGAAATGGCAAAGCAGACCTTCACGACTGGGCAGGTGCTCAGTGCTGCGCAGATGACATCGCTTCAACAGACCGCGATGCTTGGTGGCAGTGCCACCGCTAAAGTGGCCAGTTACACGCTGGTGGCTGCAGACGCTGGCACGACCGTCGCGATGTCAAACGCTGGCTCGACCACGATCACCGTCAACACCGCTCTATTCGCTGCAGGCGACATCGTCACGATTCAGAATCTCGGTGCAGGAGTCTGCACGGTAACAGCTGGAACGGCCACGGTCAACACATCGGGCTCGCTCGTCCTCGCGCAATATCAAGGTGGAGTCCTTTACTTCACCAGCACCAGCGCTGCGATCTTTTTCCAGTTCGCGACACCAGCTTCGGGCGACATCGAAGGCGTCACAGCAGGCACAGGCCTTTCGGGTGGCGGCACTTCGGGCACGGTCACGCTCTCGATCGATTCGACCGTTGCGACCTTGACTGGCACTCAGACCCTGACCAACAAGACTTTAACCACGCCAGTGATCGCTTCGATCTCGAACTCTGGCACCGTCACCGTGCCAACAGGCACCGACACACTCGTCGGCCGTGCGACTACTGACACACTGACCAACAAGACTCTTACAGCCCCAGCGATCAACGAGGCGGTTTTCACCGACGGCGTGATCAAGGGCCTCGAGGAAGATGTGAACGTAGTGGCAGCAGCCGCGACTGGAACGATCAACTTCGACGTGTCAACAGCCTCGGTCTGGTACTACACGACAAACGCAACTGCGAACCACACTCTCAACTTCCGCTACGCCTCTGGCACATCGCTCAGCAGCAAGCTTGCAGTGGGCGACGCGATCACTTTAGTCTGGCTTAACACAAACGGCGCGACTGCGTACTACCCGAACGTCATCCAGATCGACGGCACTACCGTCACACCAAAAGTCCCAGCTGCGATCGCCGCAGGCAACGCCAGCGCGATCGACGCCTACACTTTCACGATCATCAAGACAGCGGCAACACCGACCTACGTCGTGCTCGAATCACAAACGAAGTTCGCATAGGGGGAGATCGTGCCAATACTCGGAGCACTAGCAAGCGCATCAGCGCGCGGATACAGGGCAGGAGCAGCGCCTTACCTCGGCCCCGCAACGGTTGAATATTTAGTCATCGCAGGCGCAGGCGGCGGCGGCGGCGGCAATTCAAACGGCACTGCGAGCGGTGCTGGCGGCGGCGCGGGTGGTTACCTGACTGCGTCGGGCTTTGCCGTAACTGCTGGAGTATCAACGACAGTCACAGTCGGCGGCGGCGGCGGCGGTGCTGGACCCGATACAAGAGGCAGCAACGGCGGTGCTTCAGCATTTAGTTCTATCAGTTCAACAGGCGGCGGCGGCGGCGGCGGCGGCTCTAGCACAGCAACAGGCAACAACGGCGGCTCTGGCGGCGGCTCAGCGAACTTCGGGAGTATTAACGGAGGACTCGGGACATCGGGGCAGGGGTTTAACGGCGGCGGCGGCAGTGCGATGTTCGGTGGTGTCGGTAGCGGCGGCGGTTCAAGCGGCGCAGGCAGCTCACAGACGGGTGGCTCGATGCCAGGTGGCGCTGGAACAGCGTCATCGATCACTGGCTCATCAGTAACAAGAGCAGGCGGCGGCGGCGGCGGCGCTGACGTCGCTTCTCGTATTGGAACTGGAACGGCAGGCGGCGGCGATGGCGGCAGTGACGATGGCACCCCGACAAGAACTGGCGGCAACGCTACGGCGAACACTGGTTCGGGCGGCGGCGGCGCAGGTGGAAACAACGGCGGCACAGCAGGCACAGGCGGAAACGGCGCCTCGGGCTTCGTCTGCATTCGCTACGCTGATACTTTCGCACTCGCAACATCAACAACAGGCTCGCCAACGATCACGACATCGGGCGGCTATCGCATTTACCAGTGGACAGGAAGCGGGAGCATCACTTTCTAATGGCACACTTCGCAGAACTAGACGAGAACGACATGGTCACTCGAGTGATCGTCGTGCACAACAACGAGCTGCTTGACGGAGAAGAAAGCGAATCAGAGCAAAGAGGCATCGACTTCTGTGTCGCGCACTACGGCGGCCGCTGGATACAGACTTCTTACAACAACAAGATGCGAAAGCAGTACGCGAGCGCTGGCTACACCTACAACAAGATCGCAGATCTGTTCGTTGCGCCACAGCCTTTCCCGTCTTGGTCGCTAGACTCGAATTACGACTGGCAAGCGCCGACGCCGATTCCAGATCACGAGCCTGGAAAGTTCTCTTGGAGCTGGAACGAAGAAACTCTGGCATGGGACGCCGAAGAGATCAACGACGACCCAGCATCAGTCGTTTAATGCCCCACATCTACATTCACTATAGCAGAGTCCCCACAAGCCCCTGGGCTGTGACCGTAACAAGCGCCGACCGCACGCAGCTGATCACACAAGATCAGGCTTCTGATGTAGAGGTCAATGTTCCATGTAGGACTTTTCTCGGCAAGCTCCACTACTTCTACTGTGAAGGCGTGGTCACTTGGCAGGGAACAAAAGCCGTGATCAACAAGGTGCCAGATGAGCCTATTGACTGATCTCGTGCCGTTGGTGCGCGACATTGACGACGCGATCGACGAGGCAGAAGCACTCGATTATTTGAGGGGGCAGCACGCAGGGACGCTTGACGTGCGATGACGCCATGCAGAGGTTGAAGCCTGCACCGCGATGAGGTGAAAGACCTCTAGCCCCACCACTACAACACAAGGAGAGAACATGAAACAGACGGAGACTCAGAGGTGAGCTCGACTGACTGGGCAGGTCTAGCAGTCGCACTCGCGACGCTGATCGGCTCCTTTGCGATGATGGTTCGCTTCATGGTGCAGCACTACCTGAGCGAACTCAAGCCGAACGGCGGTTCGAGTCTTAGCGACTCAGTTACCAGGCTCGAGCGACAGGTTGAAGAGATCTACCGAGTTCTAATCGAAAGAGGGGCGAAATGAGTCAGAAAACCGAGTTCATAGCGACAGCGCTGGCAGAGGCTGGCACGATCGAGGGACCAAAAGAGAACCAGACCAAATACGGCGCTTTTTCCAAGGCTCAGTATCTGCCTTGGTGCGGCTCGTTCGTGATGTGGTGCGCCAACGGCGTCAAGCTCAAGATCCCAAACTGCGTTTCAACCGCTGCAGGCGCTGCAGCCTTCCAAAAGAAAGGTGCGTGGCAAGATGCGGCTGACGCACTACCAGAGCCAGGCGATATCGTGTTTTTTGACTTCCCTGGCGATGGAATCGATCGCATCTCGCACGTCGGAATCGTCGTTCGGAACAACGGCGACGGCACGGTCGCCACAGTCGAAGGCAACACCAGCCCAGACAAAAAAGGAGACCAGCGCAACGGCGGCGAGGTCTGCCTAAAGACTCGCGCCTACAAGATCAACAACCGCAGCAAGATCAGAAAGTCGCTGCCCGTCTCTGTCGTCGGTTTCGGCAGACCAACCTTCAAGGAGTAGCACCATGACCAAGCAAACCAAGATCAAGCTCGACGCGGTAGTGACCTCTTACCTTCGAGCAGCGGCATCGGCCGCGCTAGCTTTGTATCTCGTCGATCAGACACGCCCACTAAAGGACTACGCACTCGCAGGCATCGCCGCGGTCGCGGGTCCCCTACTGAAAGCGCTGGACCCTCGGGCCACGCAGTTCGGACTCGGCTCTAAGTAACCAGATACAACAGGCCCCCTCGCCCTCACGGGTGGGGGGGCCTTCATCTATGTCTCGAAGGTGTGAGCAACCTCACATGCGACACGCCGACACGCGCCATCTTTTTGTATTGACAGCGTATGGACGGCATGGTATTCTTATCTCATAAGGGCAGGAAGCCCCAAAAACGGAAGGCAAGAAAATGAAGAAGCTAGAAGCGACAGAACAGAAAGTGACAGTAAAGTGGTTCGTTTGGTCAGCAGGAGAAAAGATGCCACACGCCAAGTCGATGCGCGGAGCTTGGGGCTACGACGCCCAGTGCTCATGCGGCTGGGAGACAAAAACAGGCGGTGGCGTTCGCTCTTGGGTACGCGATCTAGTCGAAACCCACAAAAGACTTGACCACAACTACACATGGAAGGTGGTCGCATAATGGGCGCCGTCAAGGAGATCTGGACAGGCATCGCTTCGGCGATGTACACTGTCGGCAACCAACTGATCGAAGCCGAGGAGCGCCAAGACCCAGACGAGATTCGTGATGTCTTGATCGACTCGATTCGCCAGTTATCTCAGGCGCTGTCCGAGTACAACCAGGTGACCAACTAATGGCAAAGACAGCGACGAAGTGCTTGCACCCAGACTGGGTTCACGAGTACGATGAAGACAGCACTCTCGGCGACGCCTACTGGTGCGCCGACTGCAACGAGTTAATGCAGGTGGGCTAATGGCGACGCTAAACGAACTCATCGAGACGCTTCAAGAGATGCTAGAGGACTATCCCGAGCTGGGTGACCAGCCAGTCAATGTCAGTTACCAGCAGAACTACCCACTCGCTGGCTTTGTCGCTAATGTCGTCGTGATCGAGGGAGATGACGATGTCGAGGACGAGGACTCTGAGCCTGCCCTATGGATAGCGGTGTGTGACAACCGCACAGAGCCCTACGCGCCACGCGCAGCATGGGAGCACCGATGAGCGAGCCTAGACTCGAGGACGATATCGCGCTGGGTCTGGACGAGATCTGCGAGGACTGTGACAACGGCACAGACCAGCGGTGCCGCGTGTGCTCCTCGTCAGACTTTGACACCCTGGAAGAGAAGGACGGCGTGTGAAGGGCGTGCGCGAGTATCTGGCGACCTTTCAGTCAGCCAAGTGCGCCACAGATCAGCACGAGCGTTGCACTCGGGTCGCCCATATGGGCGCTTTCCCGAGCCGTCGCCGTCCCTGCGACTGCAGCTGCCACGCGTAGCGATGTGACCAGCTTCACACACGACACGCCGACACGCGCCATCTTTTTGTATTGACAGCGTATGGACGGCATGGTACGCTTATCTCATAAGGACGGGGAAAAGCCCCTAAAAACGGAAGGTAAGACAATGACAACAGCAACAGCGACAAAGATCGACGAAGCAGTTCTCCTAGTGATCGCAGAGGGCGACTGCGCAGTGCCACAGTACAACGACTTCGGTGGCGTAGACCTCTGGACGGTAGAGCAGACAGGCTACACGACAGCAGGCCGAGGATATTTCGCAGAGGGCGTGCGTATTTGGCTTGATGACGAGACCATTCAGATCATCAAGTTCGAAGGTAAGGGTCTAGTGGCAAGTAAGATCACGGTAAGCGGTTACACCTCAGTCGAGCTCTTGGCTCAGATCATCAAGGGACTTCTCTAATGACGAAGGCGATAGCAGCTCCAGCAGAAGGTCAGGGCCTCTACGCTTGGGCGACTCAGGCTCTAAGCGCACAGCGCGCTCGTGCTTTCCATAACGCACTTCGCGCCCTTGAAGACAGTCGTTTCTCGGCTGACTGGCGCGAAGCCAACAAAGCAGAGGACGCAGTAGTGCGCGAGGCTCGCCTTGCTCGTGCAAGTGAGATCAGCGCGATCGAGGCAACAGCACGCCAGAAGGTGGCAGCACTTGAAGATCAGATCAGGGTGCTACGCGAACAAGCAGACGCAGTGCGCGAGGCAGGCTATGAACTGGTGGCAGTGATCAACAGCGAAGTCTACAACACGCCAGAGTGCAAGGCAGCGCGTGAGGTCTGCTCAGCGATATGGCACCGCGATAACGACGCGATCGAGCCACAGCGTCAGGCGTTGATTGCGAAGTACATAGCGGCAGAAGGAAAGGCGAACTAATGACAAAAGACTTCGAGTGCGAGATGTGTGGCAAGACCAGAGCGCTAGTCGGGCGCTGGTACCAGTACGACAACGGCGAGCAGGTACTTGCGAAGGTCTGCTGTGGCTGTGCGTACCTTCACGACTCACTACTAAAGAGCGGGGCATCGGCATGAACGTCTTCCGCGTCAAGTCAAGCGGCGCCTGGCAGGTGGCCGCACTAGTGACAAACGGCCAGGACAGCTGGCTCGAGACCGTCACTTTCTACGGCGGCGTCGGCCCTAAAGAGGCTCAGGCTCGCTTCGTCAATGGCGTGCTGAACGCTGGCTGGTGGCTGGTCAAATGAGGCTGAACAAAAAGCAGAGGCGCATTCGCGCCCTTTTAATATTGGCAGCGATCGTCGCCGCCTTTTACATCATGGGGCACATCTGGTGGACCGACTCTGGCTATTGCTGGGGCTCGGCTGTCGAGTGCCTAATCGAAGGGAACTAAATGAGCACACCGATCAGAAGCGTCCGAGTCTCGGACAACCTATGGCAAGCAGCGCGCAAACTGGCAGAGCGAGAGGAGACAAGCGTCTCCGAAGTCATCAACCAAGCGCTGAAAGACTACACCAAGAAATGAGCCCATCACCAGAGGGGCACGAGTTCATAGCGATCGCGGTAGCCACCGCTAGGGCTCAGATCGCCAAAGATCTAGAGAGCAAGATGATGCCGTTGTGCGTCTGCCAGCAGTGCGACAACCTAGCCGAAAGCGCGCTCATCGATCGAGCCATTCGAATCGTCAAGGGGCTCGAATGATCGAGCGCTATTGCTCGCCCCAGATGCGCCTAGTCTGGTCCGACGCTAACAAAGTCCTGCACTGGGCGGTCGTCGAGATCGAGGTGATGAAAGCGCAAGGGCAGTTCGAGATCGTGCCGCCCGATATGCACATGCACCTTGAGCTCACGCTCAGGCCGTCGCTTGAACAGATGCGTGCCCAAGAGGAGACGCTGCGCCATGACCTCATGGCCTTTTTAGCCGCTTGGAAAGAGAACACTGAGCACGAAGGCGTCCATCGCTGGTTGCACTACGGGCTGACGAGTTCTGATGTCGTCGAAACCGCCCAGGCTCTGATCTTGCTTCAGGCGAATGTGCTTATCGGCAACGCTGGCTACACGCTTCTGTCTGAACTGATAGCACACGCCACTGAGCACCGAGGCACGATCAGACAAGGGCGCACTCACGGGCAAGCGGCAGAACCGACCAGCTGGGGCTACAGAGTCGCAGACATCGCACTCGCACTGGCTAGGTCTCTTGATCGCTTTGTGGCTTCGGCAGATCAGGTCAGGGTCGGCCATATCTCGGGACCGCTAGGCAACTACGTGCACGTGCCCAGAGATGTCGAGATCGCAGTCTGCGGGGCGCTCGGGCTCAATGTGCCAGATAGTTCGACTCAGGTTCTTATGCGTGACAGCCTCGGCGCTTGGGCTTACAGCCTCGCTAATGTCGTCACGGTGTGCGAGGCCCTGGCGCTCGAGATCAGGCACGGACAGCGCAGCGAGGTGGCCGAGATCTTTGAAGGCACCGCCAAGGGGCAGCGAGGTTCGTCCTCAATGCCACACAAGCGCAACCCGATCACGGCTGAAAAGATCTCAGGTCTGGCACGCCTGGCAAGGTCTTATGTCATGCCGATCACCGAGGGAATAGCACTCTGGCACGAACGCGACATCTCGCACTCGTCAGTCGAGCGCATCGCTTTGCCAGATCTGTGCGCGATCACTGAGCACGTGCTCCTTGCGACTTCAGATCTGGTCAGCAGGCTCGACATCAACCACGTCGGCATGCACCAGAACATCAAACAGCAAGGCACCACCACCAAGATGAACCGCTTAATCCGAGAAGGCCTGTCGAGGGATCAGGCTTACGAAAAGGCGCGGGAGAACGGGGCAGTCGAGAGCTGCCCAGCACCACAGATCAACCACACATTCGAGGCTCTGGCCAGACTGCGCGCGATGCTTGCGGCAGCGACGGCTCAGGACGGCGTGTCGCTTTGACAGGCGCTCGGGTGGCGTGTTACGCTAATCCAACAACAGGGGGAAGGACCTCGATGTACTCATACAAATACGCAGTTAGGGTTGAAGAGAATACCAACCAAAGCAAAGCCCAGAAAAGACTAACACAGGGCGACCTACTAGACCACTTCGAGCTCAAAGGCATCACATCCTTGGGTCAGTGGTACCGCATCCAGCTACCAGCAAGCCTTTGGTGCCTGCTGCTAGTCTCTGGCGATCGATCAGTCAGCGCTTACTACCATTCGCCGCATGACATCGATCTCGAACTGAGAGAGATCTTCAATGAACAAGAAACGGCTCGACTTAAATGAGCAGCTCGCGTGGGTGAAGTTTTGCTCGGCTATGAGGGGGGGAGTCGCTCCAAGGCGTTCCGTACTTCCAGGCATCAGCGTTGGCGTCGTTATCGGCGCACTCGTGGTCTGGAAGGTCTTGGGGTGACCTCTTCACGCATCGCTCGGGGCTACGAATCTCAACGAATCGTCGCCGAGTATTTTCGCGAGAACGGCTTCCCATACGCTCAGCCAGCTGGCTCGGGCAGAACAGGGACGGACATCACTGGCGTGATCGGTGTGGATGTCGAAGTCAAAGCTCGTCGAGGCATTCAAGTCAGTGCCGCGATGAAGCAGTTACGCGATCGCCAGCAAGACGGGCTGCTGCCAGTGGCAGTGCTTCGTCTCGACGGCCAAGGGCCCAGTCACATCGACGACTGGCCAGCTATCGTACCGCTCTCGGTACTTCTCGACTTACTCAAAGCAGCAGGCTATGACCGACCAAAGTTCGATTAAGCCTGGGCAAGAAGGGAGCGCTTCATGTGCTCTAGACTCGAACGACTTTTCAGACGGGGACTCAACATCGCAGCAGCAGTCGTCACCAGCGTCTTGCTGGTGCAAGCATTCACAGCAGAACAAGCAGTCCCAGTGGTCTTCAAAGACCGACCCGCGATCGACCAAGTCAGCGCTAAGGCTCTCGCAAAGGAGCTGCTCACACCAGAGCAGTTCGTCTGCTTCAGCCGTCTTGCTGGCCGTGAGTCGGCCTGGAATGCGGCTGCCAAGAATCCAAACTCGAGCGCTCGCGGTATCGGCCAGCTTCTCGACTCGACTTACAAGAATATCGGAATGAAGCACTCAGACGCGCCTGTGGCGCAGACGGTTGCAGCGCTGGCCTACATCGGCAGGCGCTATGGCTCAGCAGGGCCTTGCGGCGCTTGGGCACACTGGCAAGAAAAACGATGGTACTAGGGGGGAAAGATGACAGACAAACCAAAGCAGGAACTCGAGATCGGCGTGATCGCTTGGCTCGATCTTTACAAGAAGCTGCAAGCCGAGATCAAGCAGCTCGAGGAGCGAGCGGCAGACGCCAGGACTCACATCGAGCACGCGCTCGGTGACGCCGAGATCGGCACTTTCAACGGCAAGGCAGTCGTGCGCTGGTCGAAGGTGGTCACGAACCGCTTCGACACGAGCGAGGCCAAGAAGATTCTTGCGCCAGCGATCTACGCATACCTCTCGAAAGAGAGCACGAGCAGGCGCTTCACGGTGGTGGTCGAGGAATGACGATCGTCCAACCGATGACACCGCTACAGGTGCCAGCTCTGACACCGCCTGGCTTCGACCCGTTCGAGGACGATGACGAGGACGACGAGTGATCGAGTTCGCGACGCTTTACACGCCACCAGCACAGTACGCGCAAGATCTCCAGAAGATCATCTCAAACGCAGGCATCTACTCGCCTCGATCGCGGCAGGTCAGTATCGGTCCGAGCGAGATGGGGCACGAGTGCACGAGGCGACTGGCTTACAAGCTGCTCGACTGGGACAAGCCAAACGAGACGAGTGGCGGCTCTTGGGCAGCTCAGGTGGGGACGGCAATACACGCCTACCTCGCCGAGGTCTTTGGCAAGATCGACGGCTTCGAAGTCGAGCAGCGAGTCACTATTCGGGCAGGGCTGGGCGGGACGATCGACTTGTTCGACACCGTGCGCGGGGTCGTGCTCGACTGGAAAACGACAGGCGGCTCTTCACTCGACAAGTATCGGCGCGAAGGCGCCACCCAGCAGCAGATCGTTCAGGTCCAGCTCTACGGCTACGGCAAGGCGCTGCAAGGCGTCACTGTCAACAAGGTCGCGCTGGCTTTCTTGCCGACTGGCGGTTCGCTGGCCGATATGCACCTCGTGATGCACGACTATGACGAGAGCGTCGCACTTAAAGCACTGGAGCGAGTGGACAACGTGCACGCGCTGCTCGCGGCTGTTGATGTCGAGCGCTCGCCTACCATGTGGGCCCAGATACCCGCCAAGGCTGATCGCCTCTGCAACTGGTGCCCCTATTTCAAGCCTTTTTCACAAGACGCGAGCGTCGGCTGTCCAGGTGACACCGCATGACCTGCGAGCCGTGCCGCGATGGTTGCAGCTGTCAAGTGCCATCGCCGACGATCAGCGACCTGATCAAAGAATTGACGGAGAGCCTCGGGCCGACTGCCAATACCCAACCACCAACCAACTAGCAAAGGGGTCGAAATGGAGTTTTCATCTCCAGCAACAAACGAACAAGGACCAAGACCTGCAGATCTGCAGGGGCACCTTCTCATCATCTCACCAAAGGATTACCGCGAGGGCATTCAGACAGTGAACGGCGACGCAGACGCGATCTCGGTTGACCTGATCGATCTGGACAGCGGCGAGTCACACAACGATGTCCTGTTTTTCAACATCGCGCTTCGCAACGCCTTGCGACCAAAGATCGGACAGAAAGTCCTTGCCCGTATCTCACAAGGAGTCGCCAAGCCTGGAAAGAATGCGCCATGGATTCTCATCGACGCAACAACAGACGCCGCTGATGTCGAGCGTGCCAAAGCTGCACTCGCCAAGGGACCACAAGCCCCAGCAGCGAAGGCGGTCGTGGCCGACGGCGCAGTGCCACCAGAAGTCGCAGCGCTACTTGCGCAGCTGGGTGGTCAGATCGTCGCCAAGTAGGTTTCTAGGCAACACCTTCCGTGCCTAGGGGGGTCGCTGTGAATGGTTAGGTGGTAAGGGGAAGACCGCCTTCGAGTTCGATTCTCGACACAGCACGCAAGACAAACGAATTAGGGGGGTAGCATGTTGACAGGCGTCTCATTGTTCGCTGGAATTGGCGGCTTTGACTTAGCTATGGAGCGCCAAGGGATTAAACCCGTGGCCGCTGTCGAGATCGACAAAAAAGCAAGCGGGGTGCTGGCCGACCAGTTCCCAGGCATTCACTTATTCACAGACATCAAGGGGGTTACAGGTGGAGACTTACTCAGTGCAGGCTTTAATCCAGAACACGGAATTATCACTGGCGGGTTTCCATGCCAAGACCTGTCCGTTGCGGGTCGAAGGGCAGGACTCGCAGGAGAGCGCAGTGGACTCTTCTGGGAGATTCACAGACTCGCAGCCGAAACCAAAACGAAGTGGCTCGTCCTCGAAAATGTCCCTGGTCTGCTGTCATCCAACGACGGACGGGACATGGGCATCGTCCTCGGGTCGCTGGCAGAACTCGGGTATGGGCTCGCTTACAGGGTTCTTGACGCTCAGCACTTTGGAGTCGCGCAGCGACGCCGTCGTGTCTTCATTGTCGGCTGTCTTGGAGACGACTGGCGCGCATCTGCAGAAGTACTTGATCTCGGCGAAGGCCGCCGAGGGTATCATCAGAAGAGCCACGCGAAGGGGCAAAGTCCTACCGCCGAAGCTGCAACAAGCGCTGGAAGCAGCCTCTCAAACGGTGCGAATGTAGCCAACTGCCTGCCAGCCGAACTCTATCACCGCTCTACGGTAGTTAATCAAGATGTGAATAGTGGACATCTGGTCGTCGAGCCATATGTCAAGATCGTGAGATCTGGCGAGCGCGATGCCGAGGGCAACCTGCCAGCTGAAGTCTGGGCAGAGCGCGAAACCGCGCCGACTTTGAACCTCATGGACAACGGCGGCGACTCACGGGCGACGGTGATCGCAGTGCAGAACACAGTCATCGGTCGCGCAGACACATCGGGACCGCAGGGTCGAGGGCACTCAGACGAAGGCGGGCCGATGTTCACGATCGACACGACTTCGCCACATGTGATCGTTTTCAGCCCTCACAAAGAAGACGGCGCTCGCGTTCAGGGCGACACCATGAGCACGCTCACCGCCATGATGGGCACTGGCGGCAATAACGTGCCGATGGTAGCCACACCAATTCAAGACGCAAGAGAAGGCGAAAAGAAACAGAACGGCATGGGCGTTGGGTTAGAGGGAGACCCTGCCTACACCATCGACACGGTCAGCCTTCAGGCTGTGGCACTCACGATCGAGAGCGACTTCGTGCCGACGCTGACTGCTATGGGCGCTCGTGGCTACGACGCATCAAGGCTCGCGGTTCAGGCTTACGATGAGTTCAACGACAGCCTCGCCGACACGCACCACACTCTCAGGGCTGGCACCAAGCAGTCCACAGGCGTGCTTGCCGAGTCAGTCGTGCGCCGCTTGACACCAGTCGAGTGCGAGCGACTGCAGGGCTTCCCAGATGACTGGACGATCACAAGCGACGGAAAACCGCAAGCCGACAGCTCGCGCTACAAACAGACAGGCAACGCAGTAGCCGTTCCAGTGGCCGAGTGGGTCTTGGGGAGAATTGTAGAGAGTGAGTGATCTAACCGTTTACAGCGCAGCGTTACGCTTTGCGGTCGCTGGTTGCTCAGTCGTGCCAGTGGCAAGCGATGGCAGCAAGAGACCAGCACTCGACAGCTGGAAGCGCTACCAGAGCGAAATGCCGTCCGAGGACAGCCTTCGCAAGTGGTTCGAAACCGCGCAAGGCGTCGGTCTGATCACTGGTCGCATAAGTGGCAACCTCGAGATGCTAGAGCTGGAAGGACGAGCGGTAGCCGCAGGACTTCACACTCAGGCCAGAGACATGGCACAACAGATCGGTCTAGCAGAACTCTGGGAGCGAATTAACTCAGGCTATTGCGAGATCACGCCAAGCGGCGGCCTGCACTGGCTCTATCGCATAGACGGGCAGGTGCCAGGCAACACGAAACTGGCTAGGCGACCAGGTGACAACGACGGGGTCGATGTCCTCGTCGAGACTCGCGGCGAAGGTGGTTATGTCGTGGTCGCGCCGACAGGCGGCGCTTGTCACCCTTCGGGTCGTGCGTGGCAGCTGATCTCAGGCTCGATCGAGACGATTCCGACTCTGACGCAGGACGAGCGCGACTCACTGCACAGCCTTTTCAAGTATTTCGACCAGCTGCCAAAGGCCTCAGTGGTCGCTTCAGAGGTGACGGTCAAGCCGACCGACGGTCTGCTACCAGGTGACGACTTTGGCGACAAGACCAGCTGGGACGAGCTGCTTCTGCCCTTGGGCTGGTCAAAGGTTTACACCAAGGGACCGACCACCGCGTGGCGCAGACCAGGCAAGAACGACGGCATCTCGGCCACCACTGGCTTCGACGGTCAAGACTTTTTTTATGTATTTAGCACCAGCACGCAGTTCGAGTCTGAGCGCGCTTATAGCAAGTTCGCGGTTTACACGCTGGTCAACCACAGCGGCGACTTCAAAGCGGCCGCTGGAGCCCTGCGAGATCTCGGCTTCGGCACAAGCAGCAGCTCGACCTTGCAGCTGGTTGATGTCTCGCAGATGCTCGAAGCGCCAGCGGCAGACTTCGAGGCGCCAGAGGCAGTCGAACCGACAAGCAGCTGGCACCCAAAGAAACTCGACTGGTCAGCAGACGACCAAGAGCCAGAGCCGAGCGTCCTGTTCAGGACAGACGGCAAGGCGTTGCTCTACGCTGGAAAGATCAACGCGATATTTGGAGAGTCAGAGTCTGGAAAGACTTGGATAGCACTCGAAGCGGTGCGCCAAGAGCTCGTCAAGGGCAACGCGGTTTTTTATGTTGACTTTGAAGACTCAGGGCGTGGTATTCGCAACCGCTTGAAGGCGCTTGGTGTTCAGGAGCGCCACTTTGGGCACTTTTACTATTCTAACCCAGACGGGCCGTATGACGCTGACGCACAGCAGGCGCTTTTGCCATCGATTCGAGATCTGAAGCCGACGCTGCTCGTCATGGACGGCGTCAATGCGGCGATGAACTTGCTCGGGCTAGACCTCGAAAAGAACAAAGACGCCACGCAGTTCAGCCAGGTCGTGCTTCGACCTCTGCGCCTGTGGGGTACGGCGGTGCTCACCATCGATCACGTGACCAAAAGCAAGGACAACCGAGGCAGCTACGCGATCGGGGCGCAGGCCAAGAGAGCCGATATCGATGGCGTGGCGATGTCAGTCGATGTCGAGATGCCTTTCGGTCGAGGCTCCAACGGCAAGCTGCGCATGAAGGTGACAAAAGACCGCCCAGGCTTCGTTCGTGGCATGGCGCTCGAGGCCAGTTACATCGGCACCGCCGAACTGATCTCACAGGGCGACAAGATCGAAATTGGAATAGCAGGCGGCACAGCCGCGTTTTCAGCACGCGATCATCTGATGCAACGAGTCTCAGAGTTCATGGCGGGGCACGGTCAAGAGATGAGCACCAACCAGATCATTCAAGTGGTCGAAGGGGGCTCAGATCAGATCAAGCAAGCGCTGGCAGGGCTCGAGGGTCGAGGCTTCTTGGAACTGCGCGCTCAGGGCAACGGCCGCTATTTCAAGCATCGCAAGCCTTTCGCTGTCGGCATGCTACAGAGCTTCGAGGGGTTGCTCGATGAGTAAAAACAGATTCACCGAATTGACCGATATTCACCGCCGAGGGGTCGGTCAGGTAACGGCACACGCGGAGAGCACATTCACCGACTTCGCCCCCCCCTATAAGGGGGGGCGGTCGGTGAGTTACTCGGAGCTAGACCCAGGTCAAGGAGAAAAAGATGCTGGATAAAAAGGCGGTCGAGTCTGAGTGCAGGCGGTGCAGATCTGCGACCTGGCTCTTTCAGTATTGTGGCTTCAAGCTGGAAGCTGACGTCACACCGATCGATCTGCGTGTCGAGGTTGACTGCTTCCTAAAGAGACGCTATACTTTCGGTCTCGTTCGCTGGTTCCCGAGTTTTTACCTCGAAAAGAGATCGATGCGCAATATCGCAAGAAACTACGAGCTGATCTTGGCTCGTCACGAATGTTGGTCAGTCCAGACGGCAACCGTGCACCCGAGCTACTGGGCTAAAACAACAACCAACGAAGCAACCTTTTAAGGGGGGACATAATGGCAGGACATCTAATCGCCGTAGTCGGCGGCCAGTTCGGCAGTGAGGGCAAAGGCGCAGTCGCGGGGCATCTGTCTGCGACTAGCGAGGTGCCTTTCATGGGCATCAGAGTGGCGGGTTCGAACGCTGGTCACACAGTACATGGCAAAGGACCAGACGGCGAGGCGAACTTCGCCTGGCGACTGCGCACCGTGCCAGTCAACGCAGTCACAGCACCAGAGTCAGACCTGATCATCGCGGCAGGCTCAGAGATCGACATGGAAGTGCTGACCGACGAACTCGAGCAGCTAGACCGAGGTGGGTATCAAGCCAGCGCTCGTCTGATCATTGACGATCAGGCTACGATCTTGGAGCCTAGGCACCACGACATTGAAGCCGACGGCGGCATGACAGAGCGAGTCGGCAGCACAAGCAAGGGAATCGGCGCCGCTCGTGCTGACCGCCTAATGCGCAAAGCGAATCTTTACGGTGGCGGGGTTGACACCTCTCGCCTGATTCGCGAGCACTTGGCCCGAGGCGGCACCGCCTTGATCGAGGGCACACAGGGCTACGGTCTGGGCTTGCACGCAGGTTACTACCCTTTCTGCACCTCTCAGGACTGCAGAGCGATCGACTTCTTGGGTCAAGCGGGCATCAGCCCCTGGGACCGCGCTGTTGATCTCTTCACTGTCTGGGTGACAGCTCGCACCTACCCAATTCGCGTCTCTGGGAACTCTGGACCACTCGAAGGCGAGACCAGCTGGGAAGCGCTTGGCATCGAACCCGAACGCACCACAGTGACCAAAAAGATTCGCAGAGTCGGTCAGTTCGACGCAGATCTCGTGCGCCAGGCTGTCGTTGCGAACGGCGGTGCTCCAACTGTCAAGGTCGCGCTGACCATGTTCGACTATCTCTTTGCCCCTAAAGCAAGGGCAGTCCTCGGCCGCGCATCTGCAGCCGTGGTCTCTGCACAAGATAAGCCCCTGATCTAGCTTTATGATCAGCTGGCTGGCACAGAACGGGCAGCGAAGCCCAGTGCGCAGTGGCTCTGGCCTGTTGCCTATGACGACCTCGATATGCGAATGATGCCCTTTTATCTCAGTCACGATCTCCTCGAACCATTCGGGCCTGTTGCTTTCTGGCCATTTAGAAAGACGCTCCGCGCACCAAGCCAGCGATCGAGCGGGATTCCTGTTTGGGGTTGGCTCGTCTTGATCTGCGGTGCGCAGCGCGTCTTCCCACCTAAGTGTATCACGGCCGAGCTTGACCTTGGTGTCCAACACGCCAACACGTAACGGCATGCGAGGACCTGGGAAGGTGCGCGCCCCACTCGGGCCAGACCTGCCAGGCAGCATAGCCGCACCAAGGCGAGAGTACCACTCGACCAGATCAAGCGTTTTCACAGCGATCTCGGCTAAGGGCTCAGACACCAGAGCTCCCAAAGCCAGAAGCACCGCGCTCTGTTTTGGGAAGCTGATCTACCTGCTGAATAGAGACGCCAAGGGAGCGATTCGGCATGAGTATGTACTGAACTAAGCGCATCCCGCGAGTTACGAGGACTGGCTGGTCTGTCATGTTCCAGACGCCAGCAAAGAGAGGACCTGTGTAGCCGCAATCAATAACGCCCTGCGCCACCATGAGCCCGTGCTTGCGCAAAGTCGAACTGCGACCAGTCAGCAAGCCCCAAGTGCCCTCTGGCAGCTTGACCGCAACGCCAAGCGGCACATCCACAAAGGTGCTCGGTTCGATAGTCGTGTCTTGATCGACGAAAAGGTCGTATCCAGCGTCGTCATCATAAGCCTTTGCAGGCCCTTGCGCAGTCGGTGACAGCGCGGTCCACAAGAGATCACGCATGCCAGTCACTCCAGTCTCCATCGAACTCATTCATCGAAGCCACGACTGGCACTTCAAGCTCTGCGAGTGCGACGCTCTTCTGCCCGATATTGCCAAGCACGCAGACTGGGATATTGGCATCGACAGCGTCTTGAATCTCAAGCACGGTGCCGATCGTCAGAGTGTCGCGCACTAAGACGGCGATCACGAGGTTTGCTTTTCGCAAGACCGCGAGGTTGGCTTGGTGAATGACCCCATCTGGGTCGAGATCTTCTGGCGCAGTCCAAGCGCTCGAAGGGTCGTAGATCCACGCAGACTCTTTGAACGAGCTGTAGACCTCTGCTTTGTACTTCTCGATGAGCCCGTCTTTTGCGAAGTCGATCGGTGCTGCTAAATAGACGATCATTTGAACTCTCCCCACTGCCCGAAGCTACGGGCGAACTGTGCCATCTTGGTGTAGATAGCAATATCGTGCCATGTGTCGTCACTTGGTGAGCGGCCGTCTGCGTACGCACCGATCAACCGAGCGACTTTGCCGAGCAAGTAAAAGGCGATGCCTAGCTCCTCGTGTGTGACTTTCGTTGGCTTGCCGATCATCTGCGACATGGCGAAGCCGATGATCTTCAAGTCTGCGCTTCCGTACTCGATCGCCTTTGGCAAGACGTCGCCGAGTTCGTCATTCGCGGTCTGTGTCCACCAGCCGACAAGGTCGTCAGTGCTGGTCTCCCACTTTGGATTCTCCTCGCCCGACAGAAGCCTGGCCAGGTTGCGCCAGTCGTTCGGGTTCTCCTTTGGGTTCTGTTCCATTAGAGCCACGCCATCGTCGTCGGGCTGGTACCAAGCAGGCCGACAGAGGCACCGATCTGCGCCTCGATCTCTTGAATGCAGGCCCTCTGAACCTCGTCCAGCTGCACCTCGCTCTTGCCGTGCAGCTCTGGAAAGAGGTAGTCGAACATAGTCAGCGCCACCTTGACGGTCGGAGCGCCGCCGTTCGCGATGATCGCCTGGCGCACCAGGTTCGGGTCGAACTGGCCGACTCTGCGAATCTGCTT